TTTAAATCCACTCTAATTTTGCGGGATGATATCTTTTTGTATTGGAAATATTTAAACCAGATGATGGAGTTGCTGGATATATGTTATGGACAATTGCTCCAGGATATTCCCCCTGCAATTGCTCTGCAAGACCTTGTTTTGAAGGAATTCCCTCAGAAACTAGTTCAAGTCTGTAAATACTTCCCATCCAAGTTATATCTGCAACATAACTCTCACCAACTTGATGTTGCTGTGGTGGTTCAGAACTATTGATATAAAGATTTCCGTTGAAATCTCCTTGTATATTTACTGACTCGGATAAAAACTCTTTGAAGGATTTCATTTTAATCACCACTTAACTTTGTTAGCCCAGTATGCTGCAGACATTTTGCCCTTAGCAATATTCTTAGCGTGTCTTGCCTTAAACCTTTCTCTTCTATTTGCATATGCTTCAGATTCTCCTTCCTTTTTAGGAGAACCCTTCACACCAACCTGCCCGAAACGAATAATATTTTCCTTTCCACCTTCACATGCTTTGACTACATGGGACTTTCCCTGTTCACCAGAACCGTGTGCTTGTGCTTTTGGTGAATTGCATTTCATTGAGGACTTATCAATCGCTTCCTGCATAAATTGTCCAAAAGTTTTCAAATCAGTTGAATTTGCAAGAGGAAGTTGAATTCCTGTAATTTTTTTCTTAGCAGCATCAGCACCTTGTTGTCCAGATTGTGCTCTCTTAATAATTTTATCTTGCCTTAAAGCACGTCTAGTATCTGCAGAAGTATGTCCTATTTCAAAACTAATACCCTCTTCCACACCCTGCTCAACAGGTTCTTTCTTTTTAAATTTATCTTCGATTCTTTTTTGAATGTGTTGTTGAGTTGCGGCACCTGCCATTTCACCTGCTTTTTGACCGACTAATGCTCTGAGACTTCCTTGTGCTGCAGGCCCAGCAATTCTTGCAGTAACTGCAGGTGCAACAGCACGACCAGCAGCACCACCTAATAATCTACCCAGAAGCATACCAATAGCAGGCAATGCCTCTTGAATATTTTCTTCATGCATTTCGCCACTATCAGCATAATCTGCTGCAGTATCAATATAATCTGCTGCTCTTGTAATCTTTGATTGGACCCAAGCAGGAAGATTACCTTCTCCTTTAACCTTTCCTCTCAGTCTTTTTGCTGCAGAAATAATCTTTGAAATTTCTGCTCTTGCCATTGAGTGCTCATGATCCTTTTCTTCATTTGTTGGATGTACTTGAGCAATATCAAATTTTAAACTATTTGGTGTTAATGATGAGGGCAATGAAAACATATCCCAGTAGTTTCCACCATATTTGCATTCCGAACGTGTTTCATCTTTACCGCATTTGGGACAGTATCTTACAGGTTCTTTTTTTCCTCTTATATCTAAAGATTCATCGACACAGTTTGGGACTTCCTTTCCACCTTTTATTTTTGTAGGTGGATTTCCAATTTTTTTACCATCCCAACATTTACTAGCGCCAACATTTTTTTTAGCTTGTGCAAGTCCTTCTCCAATATCTAATGTCTTTGGATATCCTTTTTCTCCTGGACGGGCAGCTCTTTCTCCACGCTTTCTTTTTGCATGAATATTATCCCACAAACCTTTTTTCTTCCCCTCAGTAATCATCTTCGCCACAGTCGAAACTACTTTTGCTCTTTATTATTTAGAAAATTTGTTTTGATAGTTTTAAGAAGTTCTGATGTTGAACCAATAAAAACAGCATTATTAGTGACAGAATTTGGACCCTTTGGTGCCCTGTCCTCATCTAAATCTTTCATTTTTTTCTGAAGGTCAACTAGTTTATCAGTAACATCGCCAATATTTTTAATCAACTGTCCAGCAACTTCATATGCCCTAGGACTATCACCTTCTCCAGCAAGTTCTAAAATTCCATTAACTGCTTCTTGTCCTTTTTCAATAAGAGAATATAAATTTGCTCTTGTATATTCATAATCTTTTTTTATATCAATTTCAATCTGAGATGGTTCTACTTTTTCTATTTGTGTGGGAGAACTCTCCACCTCAACAATAGAACTCTCTATGTTGAGTGCCTTATCAATGGAATCAAAATTCTTTGACATAATTTATTAGATATCTTGTTGTTGTGTCTTGTTGTTGTGTTGGGCTATATTCTCTTCCATCAAAGAATTGCTCTATTGATTCATTGAATCCATAGTCTTCATATGGTTCTGCATCAATTGGGTCTGGTGTTACTGTATATCTTAATTCTCTCTTAGCAGTATTGATATCTGTTGTAGTATACATATCAACCTGTGCCTTACGGATGAGTGAATCGGTAGAATCCTCAAGAGGACCAAACAGATATGTTTTTGCAGTAAAATTAAAAGTATAAATTAAATTTCTTCTTGATGAAAAATCGCCTTCATAATCATCCTGAAACTGGATATTATCCAAAACGATTGGAATATCTCTTTTCTCACCAATAGAATCTAATAAATCTATTGTTAGATTAAATGATGGTTGAAAAAATGGCAATACCTGCTCAACGATTTGCAAAGCATCATCATTCAATTTTGCAAGTACGCTTAGTTGAAATCCAATGTTGTATGGAACTGGAAGATAAACTTTATTTATCTTTCCACCATTGTCTAAGGTCTTAAATGCCTGAGTTATTCCAGATTTCCTGGAACCATCATACGATATTGAAGTCATCTCAAATGACATTCTTGGCAAAGTGATTGCAATCGGTTGATTTAATTCTTCTTGCTGCTGAACTTTAGCAAGAAATTTTTGAATAGGGCCATATGCAACAGGAACCTTTAAATCAGATATAACACCATCACTGGAATTTTTATGCTTGATATGAATATCATTGAATAATGTGCCAAATCCAATTATAGTTTTTCTAATTATTTGGTGGTAAAAATATGTTCCTAGCATCAGTAGAATCCAAATGGGTTACTTTCTGTCGTATCTAAGATTTCCTCTCCCTCAAGTTGGAAATCTTCGTTTTGATTGTATTTAGCATCTTTATAATTATCATCATATATCTTGACCGAATATTGTGCAGATGAAGCTGTTCCAACAATAACTTCCCCAGGTAAAAATTCACCATTAGTAATACTAATCTCAAGAGTTTTTTCAGAATTTGCTGTCGTATTGACCCATTTCCTTACAATACCATTCGCATTTGATTTTTGTCCAACAACAATCTCACCAATTTGGAATGTGCCAAATCCAACTAAAGGTGGATCGGATATAGTTACTAATGGTGGATCGGTATATCCAGAACCAGAATCCGTAATGTAAATATCTGAAACTGTTCCTCCAGCAGATATTCTTGCTATTGCTGTTGCCGTTCTTCCACTACCAATCGGTGGGTCAATAGTTACGGATGGGGTCGTATAATAATGCTCCCCACCATCAGTAATATTAACTTTATAAACAGCACTAGTTCCAACAGAACAAGTTGCAGCAGCTCCAGCTCCACCACCACCACTTATTATAATATTCGGTGCTACAGAATAACCATAACCAGCGTTGGTTAATACTATTTCTTTTATAGCTCTAAAAGAACCTGAAATTGCTGTAGTAATTGCTACTGCAGTTGCTCTAAGTCCTCCAGGAGGTGGTTCGTCAATAGTAATAGTTGGTGCTGAGGTATATCCGTATCCATCATTATTAAGTATTATTTTGTTGACAACTTTTCTAACTGTTTCCGTAAATGCCAATGCCTCTGCAGTTGCAGTTGAACCAAGACTAACTAGAGTTAATGTTGTTATATATCCCTTATCCGCAAGTTTTTCTTGCAGTTCTGGAATATTAGTATCAATCTCCTCATCCTCATATTCAAAGAGTTCACATTTCAATTCATAGACATAATTTTTTCCAAGTTGATAAAAAGGATTTTCAAATTCAACATGTTTAACAAAAAGTCTTTCTCCCAATGGGAAATAAATTAAATCTCCCTCCTTTGGTCTTGTTGAAAACAGTAAATCACCACTAGAAGTATTGCCTGCAGAAATGATACCCTGCATCAATGGTGCAATGTATGATTCAAACCTCTCTCTGGAAATTACTAAAGAAACTTCATTTTTTAGTTGGATTCCAAATTTAGTCATTATATCCATTCCAGAACCATATCCCTCATAATTATTCATATATGCTTCAATTGGGAAAGATTCTTTAAATGATGAAGACTGAACCTCTCTTATAATGTTATCTGTGCGAATATATCTTCTAGGAATGTATGTGACTTCTAGTCCATACATTCTTATCTGTTCATTGATTAAATTTTGAACGAGTCCTTGTTCTCCTTTGGACCCATGTAGAAAAAAGGGATTTAATGCCATTATCCAATAAAGTCGTAAGGTGGTAATTCATACTCAGATGCCATTCTTTGCTTAATCGCCTGCAATTCTCTCTCAGCATCATCATATATTTGCCTACCATTCATTTCTATTCCACCAGGAAGCTTAACTCCATTAAATTTAATTAAATTCTGACCCCACTGTCTCTTTATAAGAGCAGTAAGATACATCTTTAGGAATGAATCGTTATAAACTTGAGTAAAATCATTCGGGTCCAAGATTCTATAGCAATCTAATACTATAAATGTATCTGTACTCTGAGAACCCCAATCTATATCTAAATATAATCTATCTTGTCTTTTATTAAATCTTACTTGCTTATCAGTTGTCAAAAGAAAATCAATATCCTCCAAGTAACTCTTAGTCATAGCATATTGCAATAATTCTACAGAGTTAAAATAATATAAATCATTTAAAAATAACTGATACTTGATACTAAACATTCCTCCAGAAATAGAACTAGTATCAAATTTAAATATCTTTTCAATTCCAATTACAGAATCTGGAACCTGAAGGTAATTAGATGTTTCGTAAAAATTAAACGTGGTTGACTGCCCATCAATAATTGAAGTACCTGAGGTTGTAACTATTCCTACACCAGAAGTACCGTTTGCTTTACCACGGTCAATATCTTCCTGTGAAATCTTGTATTTCAAGTACATTCTTTCCACACCATCAAAATGCCTTTCGTGAAAGTATTGAAGGGCATCATCAACTAAATCATCAATCTGTTCTTCTGCAACATTAATTTCCAGTACAGGAGCACCTAGGCGTCTTAGACAATAATCTATTAATCCTTGCCTACTAGATGGTTTTGCCATTATTGGTTACTCCTGCAGTATTAATCTTAATTATATAATGGTTCAATTTTATTTATATATCGTCGTCAGAGAAGAGAGACAAAACCTCCTGCTGCTTAAGATATAATTTACAATAAACTTTAGAAAAATTTTTCAACTCACTAAAACTCATTTCATCAATAAATCTTGAATGTTTTTCATATTCAAACATTTTATCAATACTACTCAGTTCTATTTCGTCTGGATTCATTTAGTAACTCCATTAGTAGAGATTTAATTTCACCCACTTCATTTTTTA